AATAAAAACAGGTGCTACCGTTTCTTCAGATGATAGACTTGCTCTAAAAGAATTAAACAAAAAAGTAGAAAAATTAAATAGAGTAAATAAACTTGATGATAAAGGTGTTAAATTTAAAGTTTTTAAAACACAAGCAGGTAATTTTACACCTGGGTTAAGTTACACAGCAGAACCATATAGAAAAGCAGGTAAAAAATCAACTTTTGGTTCATTAAAAGATTTAAAAACAGAACTTAATCAATTTAAAAAAACAGATTTATTTAAAAAATATTCAAAAACTCTTGCTATGCAGAAAGCTGGTGTTGAATCTGCTAAGACACAATTAAAAAACATTGGAAGTAAAAAATCAGAGGTATTTAATTATTTACTTAATAATAAAAATGCAACGATAGAAGAAATTGGTAGAGCGTTAAAAATACCTCAAAGTTCTGTTGTTAAAAATTTACAGGGTTTATACACAGATATTTATAAAAGAGTTGGTGGTCAAGGTGCCGTGTATTTAAAAGATTTTAATATAAATCAACTTGATGCTGTGCATGATTCTATCAAAAATACTAAAGTTCCGTTAAAAGATAGAGTAAAAAATTTAGTGATAGACGCTTACAAAGGTGATGAAAATCTAAAACCTATTTTAAAAAAATTAGATGATTTTTACGCTTTACAAAATCAAATTAAAAAAACACCATATGGTAAATTTTTTGCTGCTAATTTAGATCATGTTGTCCCTTTAAATTTTCTTAGACAATTAGAAGAAGGAGTATCTCCTAAAGATTTAATTAAAGTTAGACCTATACCTGAATTTTTAAATCAACGTGCTTTTAAAGCACAATTTGATAAAGCTCTAGGTCAGGCGTACGTAAATCGTCTAAAGCCAGGAGGTAAAGAAGCACTGGAGGCAATTGTAAACTTACAAAGTTATTTACCAAAAGAGTTTGGTGGTATTACAAAGACTGGTAAAATTATAGACTATGGTGCAGAGCCTTTTAGTTTAAAAACAGATTTATCTCAAAAAAACTTTGGTGAAATATATGATAGAGTTTTTAAGTTTATAAATGATCCAAACCTACAATCAGACTTTCAAAAAGCAGGTGTGTCTTTTAAATCTTTACAATCTCAAGAAAAAGCTATTAAAAAACAAGTACAACCTGTTTTAAGCATGTTAGAAAAACTTGGCTGTGGTAAATCAGCAGGTGGTAGAATTTTATTAAGCACCGGTGGTCCAACTGAATGCGCAATCAAAGGACGTAATAAATTAGAACAAATAATTAAAACAGGTGTAAAAGAAGGAGCTCCAGAAGGAGCTCTTGCAAAACAAATTTTAAAAACAGGTGCAGGAATCAAAAGTGCTTTTGCGTTACGAAATTTATTTGGACCTGCTGCAATAGCTTTTACAGCTGCAACAGAGGCAGGGTTCGTTGGTTATGACATGTTAACATCTGGTAAAACTTTCAAAGAAGCTGTTGGCGATAGTATATTTAATTATGCACTTGGAGAAAAAACAAAGATAGATCCACAAAAAGAATTGTTTAAAAGATTTAGTGGTCTTGGTTACAGCGATGAACAGTTAGGTAACTTTGCAAACGTATTAAATCAAACTAATCAATTAAATACTATTTTAAAACAAGATCTAAAAGTTGGTAATTTAAAAGATCAGGTTAAAGCTTTAAGAGAGCAACCTAAAGATACGTTTATGTCACCAGATATGTCACCAGATGATGAGATGTTACAAACAGATCAAGCCGTAAGAACAGAACAAGCATTAAAAGATGAAACTTTAAATTTAGATAATATTATTAAAAATTATAGATCTAGTGGTATGGAGGATACTATTCTTGGAGATATGGCATCAGGTAAATTTCAGGAAACACAACAAGACCTTAAAGCTGCAAATATATTTGCTGATCTTCAAAAAGCACGATCAGTTCAAGACAATTTTTTTGGTAAATTTTTACAAGGAGATATTGGTAAACAAAAACTTGCAGATAAAATATCTGGACTTGAACAAGACTATCTTAATCTAATACAAGAAAGAGGACCACAACTAACGCCTTTTGCAGGCGGTGGTATTGCTGGTTTATCTGGTGGTATAGATGAGGGCCCACAGGTAGAATCAATGAATCCTGATTCACAAGGGTTGCAGTCTTTAAAAAACCGTGCTAGAAACATATAGGAGTATTAAATGGCAGAAATAGACAAAGGACTCCCGAACACTAGGAACAAAGAAGAAATTCCTTCAGACGCGGAATTACAAGAAGTAGCTGTTCAGGAACAAGAACAACAAGACCCAAGAGGACCAGTAGAAGTAATACCAGAAGAAGATGGTGGTGCTACTATTGACTATGAACCGGGAGCTATAAATATACCGGGCACAGAAAATCATTTTGATAATTTAGCAGAACTTTTACCAGACGATGTTTTAGAACC